GGCCAGCCTCATCCGCCGCGCGCAGATCAGTGACCCGCGTGGGCCGCCGTCGCCTGAGGTGTGATCTCCTCCATCGCCGCCCAGAAGCACACCAGCCTGATCCCGGCTCCGAGGTGTGCCAGCGCGGCGGCCTGCCACGCGCGCCGGAAACACGTGCGGGACTTCTTTGGGCGGCGCTTCATGGCTCCACCCTCCGCGGCCAGCGCAGCAGCGCCAGGCCGACGACCCCACGGGCCCCATCTGGTCATGCTGCCACCTCGCCCACGGGAACATCCATCACACCCGACGGCTTCACAAACAGGCCCAGCGTCCTGCGCCCATGCTCAGAAATCAGAAGCGCGTCACAGATTCCGCTGTGCGGCGTGCGGCTGCGCTCGCTCGCGCGCAGGTCCAGTCCCGGCCACAAGCGGCTGCACACGATGTGCGCCTGGCTCGACGCTTTCTTGCCTTCCGGGTGCGGCATCCCGGCCATCATGGTGGCCTGCCATGCTTTCGCCGTGATGACGGTCCACGGCACCCCCAGCGCCACCAGGATGCCGCGCAGCATCCCGTAGCCGTAGCCCGTCGAAAACATCGACGTGACACCTTGGCCCGGCATGGCCTGCTGCTTCTCGATGAAGACGTGAGCGTTGAGCCCGTCGGTCACCTTGCGCAGCAAAGCCACCACGGCCGGCTCGTCATACTCGCGCTTCGTCCCGCCGCCGGACTTCTTGAGGGCCAAGGTCGGCCAGCATGCACGCGCAATCGGCTGGCCATTCACAAGCGCCACCAGCGCACCATCCAGCCCGGGGTCAATCCCCACCACCACGGTATCCATCACGACAGACCTCCACGAATCACGCGCAGGCCACGCGGGAGCGCGCGGCACGAGGAGCACAAGCCGTCATCTCCGACCTCGACGCGCTCCGCCGCGGTGCGCATGGCGCTCCCCAGCGTCCCGCGCCACACCGTGACGATGGCGGTGCTGTTGATCTTGCTGCGGCACACGTAGGTGGCGTGCACGCCGCGGCAGGATGAGCACGCGGCCGGCGCATCCATGACGTCATCGGCGGTCATGGCTCCATCCCGAGCATGCGGGCCAGCTCCGCCAGCTCCATGGTGGCGTTGCCAGGCACGGCGCGCGTGCGCAATGCCAAGACCAGGCGCCGCGCTGCGCCTTCCACGGTGTCTGCGGGCTGCGCGGTCGGGGGTTCGGAGGGCGGCGTGGAGCACAGCACCGTGCGCGCGCGCTCGAGCGCTACGCCGCAGCGGATGCACTTCCCATCCGCCCACTCATGGCCGTTGATTCCAATCATGGCGCCACCCATTCCACCGTGACGGGTCCACCCTCACGCACCGTCGCGCTGTGCGGCTCGCGCATGGCGACCCACAACCCCGCGAGGAGCGCAGCGAAACCAACCACCAGCTGCCTGCGCTCGCTCGCGGTCAGCATCACGCGCCCGCCCCATAGAGCTTCGCGCGCTTCAGCAGCGTCTTGCCCAAGAACTCTTCAAGTTCGACGGTAACTGGCTTCACATCTGACAGCGTGGCCATGTTGGCTCCAAAAAAGAATCGGACGGGATGGACTTGAACCAGCGCGACGCCTTAACAGGGCGTTGCTCTTCCGTCTGAGCTACCGAGGCAAAACAAACCCGCGCGTCTCCCCCGTGCTTAAGGGACTCGCGTCACCACCTCCTCTGGTGGATCGACGCGCGGCCTTGCCCACCGCCGTTATTGGGTCCGAAGGACCGCGTCCCGGGATTTGAAGTCCGAGGACCCCGACGGTGTTTCACACTACCCCGCGTCGGGGTAGCACGTTCACGCCGCCTTGGCCTTCATGGCGGCAATCTGGTCCACCAGGGACGTGCCCGGCATCGCCTGCCAGAACGCCTTCAGGATGGGGATCTTCTTCCCGGAGGGTGTTGGTCTCTTCGTTTTCCACGTGTTCCTCCGTCTGCACTGCGTGTGCAGGTGGATTGTGCATCGTGTGACTACACTCGCAATGAGAAAACACGCGCAGGCCGACTCTCACGGCCTTTCGTCTCTGCGGGAGGTTGCCGCATGAAGAGACGCAACACCTGCCAACTTCTCCTCGGCTTGGACGCGTGGCCCTGCTTTGCCGAACCGCGTGGACTCAAACCACCCTGCAGGCCTGGTTACCTGGGTCCGATATGGCGCCTGGGAGCGGAGTTGCGCCGCCCGTCTTCACTGCGTTGGATGGGTGTCGCGAAGCACCCCCGCAGATGGACCCGCTAGGCCAAGCATGTACCGACGGCGCCGCGCCCTCGCGCGTTCACCTGCGGCGTCGGCGCGCCGTACCCCGGAGGGAATGTCAGCCCTTGATGCCAAGCAGCTTGCGGATGGGTGCAAACTCCTTGACCATGCCAAGCGCGCTGGCTGCGAGGCCGGACGCGTAGGGGATGCCCAGCGACGCCACGGCCTTCAGGGCCAGGGACGCCACCTGCTCCACGGGCGCATTGCGCACAAAGTCAACCAGCTCAATCGTCTTGCCGGTGAACGGGTTGTGAACGTCCACGCGCACGCCAGCGTCAATCTCGCCGTCGTTGTTGGCATCTCCAATCGCGAAGCGGAACCCTGCCCACTCGCGACCCTCCAGAAACGTCCTGCCAGTCTTCGGTGCTTCGGCCACATGAACCTCCGGTGTTGCGTCTTGCGTGGATGGCGCAGCTGGTGCCGCGCTGGGAATCTCGGTGGGGCGCACTGCAATGGCCGGCGGCGGAACCCCCAGCCCGCCGATGATGGAGCGGATCTTCTTCACGCTGTTGATGTGCGCCGGGAAGATGCTCATCCAACATCCCTCGGCTGCGTCGTCTCGTCCTCGTCGGACGTCTTCTTGATTTGCCTGACCAGCGTGTACGCGGTGGACGTCATCGCCCCCAGCGCCAGGAGGATGCCGCCAACCACGCCGCGCTGAGCATCGGGAATGGACGGCAGGAGCCCGGTCAGCGTCGTGATGCCGGCCGCGATGGCGGGCAGGATGATGAGCGCCGCCCTCTTGAACTCGGTGGTGCGCACGCCGCGCTTGCGCGTGTCCGGCACCACCATCGGCTGACACGCCATCACAATGAGCGCGTCCCCCCAGCCCATGGGCGTGCATCCGGCCTTGGCCCACAGGGCCTGCGACCCGGCCACCTCCGACCATCCGGCCAGCTTCAACGCGCGCGCGGCTTCCAGCGGCGTTCCTGCGCTTCCAACGATCTCGCTCATGGGGCACCCCAGAAGTTGACATCACGCGCACCGAACCCGCGCGAAACAGAGGCGCGGCGGAAGTTCACCGCTCCCGACTGACAAATCATCACGCCACGCTGCGCATCCCACTGGGATGGCGTCACCACCGCCACGTGCCCAATGCCGCCGGGCTGGCTCTGCCACGTCACCACCGTCGGCTTGCCCGCGTTGGCGCTTTCCTGCGCGGTGCGCGGACCCATGGGTCGCCACCCACTGGCGCGGGCGGCGCGTGTCGTCATCCACGTGTGCATGGCGTTGGCGTTCATCTCCACGCCGCCGCGGTCCGGTCCGGCCGGGACTCCTGCGCCATCCACCCAGTGGGGAATCTCGACGCCCATGCAGCGCGTCACGTCGTGAACAAAGATGTTACAGAACGTGGTGCGGCCAGATGGCCGGTAGCGCGGGTTCGTCTCTACGCTGAGGGCGTCAAGCACCGCGTCGAGGCGCGCCGCACTGCGCGCGTCCGGCGAGCTGGTCATGGGCGGGTTGATGCTCCACCACCTCTCCACGCTCGTCGATTCAACAGTGCGCATTGCGTCCCCCAAGGAGTTGCACGTTCGGCCTGGTGCCACTGAGCGCGGGGGGTTCGTTCATGCAGCCCGGGCCGAACGCGCACTGTCAGACGTTCATCCTGCGGTGTGATGGTCAAGACCTATTCAACGGAGACCAGGCGCCCATTGAGAATGCCGCTGAAGATGTCCAACGTCCCCACGCCGCTGATGCGCGCGTAGAGGTCCACGGTGTCCCCGCGCGTCATCCACACCAAGCCGGACGCCACCTGGGTGTTGCCATCCTTTGCGCCACCGCCCCAGCCGTATCCGCCGACGCCGAGGCTGCCGAGAATCCATTGCGCGCCGTTCTTGTAGAGAGCGCACTGGACAATGGCCAGCGACGTCGACGCGGTGCCCTCAAGCTGCCCGGTGAACTCATACCAAGCGTCCTCGGGGCAGGTGAACGTGGATGACGCAAAGTTGCCGCCGTAGTCATAGACCTCCGTGCCGAGCGTGACCTTCGTGCTGGTCTTGTCGCTGAGTCCGGTCTGCGTGGAGGCAGCCGTGGCGATGAAGGACGCCTTCATGGGCGTGGCCATCACGCGGTCAAAGATGATTGGATCGCCAGTGTCGCCAGACGGGCGCGTGATGTGGAGTCGGTAGAAGCGCGCGCTCGCATGCGGCGCGGCCACGGCGCGATACGTCTTCCATGCGGCCTTGGTCGGAGGGGTGGCCACCAGTGCCGCCGTGGTGGGCAGCGTGGCGCCCGAGCTGTCCAGCCACTCCACCGACAAGCGCACGCGTTCGTTTGTCACCGCACCGGTTCCATCCACCCAGCACCGCGCCTCCACCTGGACGCCGGGAAGCGCGCCGTTCATGGGGCAGGGCAGGCTCTTGACCGTTCCGTTGGCGCCGCTGGGAACCGGCAGGCGCAGCGCCGCGGTCCCGCTCTCCACGATGGTGCGCTCAAGGCTGGCGTCGGTGGCCCATGCGCCAGCGTGCATCTCCCACGCATCCGGAGGGTACGGGTCCCCGAACGTGTGGCCAGCGAAGTCACCGTTGCGGAGAATCTGCTTCAGGCTGGAGTGCCCATAAGGGCCAGCCACCGCTGCGTGATAGATGGCGCCCGCCCGCATCCTCATGGGCAGGTCAGCCGCAGCAGCGCGCACGTCAACAGCTGGTGCATTCCCATTCCCAGGCGTTGCGACCTTTCCGAGATGGCGCTCAGTTCCGCCAGACGGGAAACCGCGAAGGTCGAGCGAGGTCCCGCCAGGATACTCCGTGGACCACGACGACACCGAGAGGTCCAAGTCGGACGTCCCGTTGCCCGTCGTCTCGTTGTCCGCGCGCAGTCGGATGCTGTCGTAACACTCCAGCTCCGGCATGCCCTCAAACTGCCCGCCCACCTCTGCCTTGGGGCAGCACAGGTCACGCAGGATGGAGACGCCAAGGCGCTGGGCCTCGGTGATGGTGTTGATGTTCTGAGCGGCTGGCTCAACCGTCTCGCACGGGATGAGCCCGTAGGAGTCCTCGGAGTAGTGGCCAGCCTCCGACACGTCGAGGTCGTTGGTGGTCACAGTGAAGCGGCACGGGAGGTATCCCTCCGACTTCATGTCGCGGAGCACAGCGTCGTTGGTCTGCGCGTTCCACGCCGTCACGGTCCCCACTGCGGCCGTCGTTGTCCCGGTGGGAATCGTTGGCACCGTGGGCGTGCTGGTCTCCGACGACTGGAACACCACGCTCACCGACGTGCGGATGTTGTCGATCCCCACCTCGGCACGGTCCAGCTTCTTCATCTCATGCGACGTCAACACCACGTCAATCCACTGGCGCACGCGGGGCGGCTCAAACAGCGTCAGGTACCACCCACCCTGCGCGTCACCTTCCAGCGCCGGGTTGAACCAGTAGCGGCAGATCATCGCGTCCTGTTCCGCAAGCGTCTTGATGGCACTGAGAACGGGCTCGCGGTTCTGGCGCCAGGCGTTCAGGTCCCAGCCGGGGTCAGCGGCGGGCCACGCCATGCCGTTGGTCCAACCCAGCTTCAGCGTCGGAGCCGTGCCCAGCTTGTGAAACAGTAGGTCTCCGCT